TTACATAACTAAATACAGGAGTTCCTAATAATAGTGTCAATAAACTAGGATGTGGTTCTCCACATAATCCAGTTAAGTGTCTTAAAAAATCTATCATTTTATTTGTTTTAAGATTTAAATTTTTTTATTTCTTCTTCTGTAAAATAATCATTACTCTCTAATTTATTAGTATGTTTTGTTGCTTCGTTATATAAATTTATATTTTTTTCTTTTATAAATTCAGTAAATGTTTTTAACCAATATATTTTTGCTTGTTTTTCATTAGTTATTTTTTTTTGATTTATAAATAAATATTCTACACTTTCATAAAGTTCTTTATAATTTTTTTTCATAATTTTTATTTTATTTGTTTTAATTGTGGTTGATAAAATTCTACGTTCTTTTGATTTAATGTTTCTGTTCTGTAAATAGCATCAGATATTCTTTTCTTGTGTTCTATTATCCAACGATAAAAAGTTCTTATATTAAGAAAAGGATCAAAACTGCAAAACCTTACTCCTTGATAAAAAGAATCCTGTATTTGTGTAAAATACATCCTTCTGAATCTATTTTCTTTTTGTAAATCTTCAGCTAATATTTTTGCAAGTGATGCCATAGTTTTAGCATCTGCCCTGTGTCCTAACTCTACTGATGTCTTAGCAATTAGGTCTAATGTTTTTTCTGTTAGTTCTTTTAAGTTTTCTTCTTGTAATGTTTTCATAACTTATATTTACTCATATCGTTTTTAATTATTGTTCTATGTTTATATACATAATCATCTTTGGGTTCTTTAAATTTTTTACCTATCTCTAACTTTCCACTATACTTAAAATAGTTATCCAAATCTATAGTATTTTTTTTATATAACTTTTCTAAGTAAATCATTTGCTTATATTCTTTTATCATAATAAGTTCTTTGCTTTTTGCCATTCATCTATCTGTGCATCTAATTTTGAAGTTCCTGTCTTTTTACTTTCCCACTTTGCTGAATTTTTTGCCCAACGAGAAAGTCGCAACTTAACATCAAACGTAGCTTGTTTCTCATATCTCATTTTAGCATTAACTCTATCAGAACTTTTTTCTGTCCAATAATCTATAAACTCTTGTTTCATTTGTTTAGGGTAATCAAAAAACATAACGTGATTAACAAAACCTTCCCTCTTAGATATATTATTACTTGTAGTATTAATACTTGTATTATTATACTCCGTGATTTTCGGTATAGGGTTCTCCGTGTTTTTCAGTATACCTATACATCTTTTCGTTATTACGTTCCTTAAATCCCTTTCTATTTTAACTGTTATAAAACCTTTTTTATTAAGTTCTGAAATCCAAGAACTTATAGTATTTTTATTTACTTTATATAATTCAGCAAAATAATTATTAGAAGCAAAGCAAAAGCCGTGCTTATTACTTAAAGCAGTTATCTCTCCGTATAATAATTTAGCATTAGGTTTAAGATCAGAGTACCTTACGTTTGCAGGTATTATTGCGTAGTAGCTTGGTTTTTCGTTCATAATGTTATAATTTCTGTAGAGTAATCAACTTCTCTAAATGCGTGTTTAATTATATTAATATTATTTGAAAATTGCAAATAAGTAGTTGGTAACATATATTTTGCCTTACCACTTGTTATCTTAATTTTAACTTGTGGTTTTGCAGAAATCTTTATACCTGCATCTATTAAACATTTACATAGTTCGTGTCTATTAGGAAAAACTACTTTAATTTTTTCAGATTCAGTATAAGCATTATATACTTTATTAAAGATATTTCTATAATAAGGAAAACTAGCATAATTAGATTTATGTGAGTTCTTATAATGCAATACAGAAGTACGATCCTTTTTAATTATATCGGCTATAACAGTTACGTGAATATCTTTAGCTATTATACCTATTACTGATGCTACCATTCTAGGTATTATCACTTCTTTTTTTTTTGTATTAAAAGCTAAAGAACCTTGTTGCAACCCTACCATCTCTGTAGTAAGGTCGCAAATTAGTTCAAATTGTTCTCTATCTGTCATATTAAAATGGTAAATCTGAATCTATCTTTTCAGCTACTTTATTTATTTTACTTTGTGTAGGAGTTAATCCCCATACCCATTCATAAAACATTTGTGCATTTTTAAGTACATCTTCAGGTGTACACTTATTATCATAATCAACGGCAGCTTTTAAACTTGACTGCTTTACAATAAGTTTCTGTACATCATCTTGTTTAGGACTTGACTGACTTTGATTATTCTTTTGATAATCTGTTACAATCTTAATACTTCCTTTGTCGTTTATGGTGTAAGAAATATCTTGACCATTAGACAATTTAGAATCATTTGACTTACGATATATTTTACCTACATCTCCGTTATCTAATTCTACTTCAAATACATATAGTTCTTTAAACATTCCTGAACCTTGTACGTTTACTACTTTACTATTTTTCATATTTATTTATTTATTAAATTATTATCATATTCCCAAGCACTTTCACAATGCTCTCCACATTTACTACAGATTTTTAAATCTGTGTCCATCTTTGCTTCGCAGCAGTTACTTTTATTACTCCATTCTTCTTCACAACCACACTCATCATAATCTCCACATATAACACATCTTGTATCTTCATCAACGTATATATTTAATGTAGGATCAATACAATGCTCGTAAGTTCCTTTTAACCAATCTTCGTAATTTAAATCCATAACATAATAACTTTAGTCATACATACAACAAAAGCTACTGCAAAAATGCTAGTAGCTAATGTTTTTAAAAATGTATATGTTGAGTTAGGAACTACAGAAACGGCATAATCTCTAATGTGTTGATGTTTAAAAAACTCTACAACTTCTTTAGCATTAAGTATATATTCGTTTCTTGTTTGTCTGTTAATTACTTTATAGTTTGTTTTCATAATTTTTATTTTATGATACAAATATATAAATAATTAACTTGATAATTAACAAAGTAATTAAATAAGTTATTAACAATTAAGATGTTAATATATATAAGTTATTAATTATAAGTTAGTTAGAAGTAGTGTACTAATCTTGCAATTTGTCCTGATTCTTTAGAATGTATAAAACCTTCTACTGCTTTTTGTACACCACAGTAACCTTTTCTGCTATGCCAACTATCAGTTCCACTTGGAGAACGCATATATTCTACAGTAACACCTATAAAATCTTTTGCATCTCTCCACTTGTATTTTATTTTGTGATGTAAGTGATGTAAATACCAATATCTATATTTAGTATCTGACCAATCATTAGGTCTTTCATTTGCCATAAGCATAGGGAGATTATCCATTTTAGCACCATCTCCGTGTTCTAAACCTATTAAATTTGATCCATACTTATAATATTTTCTATGTGCTACAGATATATCAAATGTAACATCTTTAGCTTTTCTAAACCAACTTTTAAGTGAGTGTGCTAAATGAAAACCTGACTGGTAATCGTGATTAGACATACAATGTACAACATCTACAGGTGCAACCTCTCTAAGTATTTCTACGCATTTAACATATAAATCTAAAGCTAGTTCAAAATGTTGCCACCATTTACCATTAACATCTTGTCTTGTACCTGCCGTAGTTTGATTATAAACGTTGTCAATATGCAATATATCGTTTCCTATGCAAAATAACACCTTATCAATACTAAACCCTTTTGCTTTACTTAAAAGCCCTGTAACACCCTCTAAAACCCTTTTACAAGCAATCTCACTATTATACTCATCTCCAGTTTCTAATGCTACTGCAAGTTTTCCTATATGAATGTCAGCAGGATTGATAACTAATAAGTGTTCTCCCTTAGTTCTTTTAATTGTTGGATATGTTGGTGCGTGATTATCTATTAAGTTTTTAATATCTTCAAGCAATTCGTTTTGCTCTACACCATATTGTTCTTTGGTAACTATAGAGAATCTTAGTTCTCCTGACATACTTTGCCAATGCTTTACACTAACTATGTCTTTTTTATTAATACCTCTTTCTTTTATATGTAAATCAAGAGCAGTATTACCATTTATGTTATCTAAGTTTTGCCCTCTGAACTCATTGATTAATTCAACTTCTTCAGAGGACAATCTTAGTCGTTTCCCTTGTGAGGACAATTTATTTTGCTTCTTTACCAAAGTCCTGTAAACCTGTAACTCCTAGTAGTGCTAATAAAGCCCAAAATATTTCGCTAACGTGAACTTCATCTACACCTAATGATCTTGCGATAAAAGGTACTACCATAGCTGCTATTGTGTACCATACTTTCTTTGATTTTAACATAGTCATTATTAAATATTCTTTCATTTTATTTATTTTTTATTAATAATTTAATATTCTCGCCACCTAAATTAAGTATTCTCCTCATCAAAAAGTCCATAGCATACCCTGACTTACTAACATAGTCTTGTTCATTGTTCATTCCTACTAGAATGCAACCTTGTGTATGTTCAGGTTTATTACCTTTGTGAAATAGGATATAACTTCTATCAGGTACTTCCTGTACTAAAAGATGTAAATAATCTCTTGTAGCACTCTCTCTTGGTGTACGCATCCTTACATTGTATTTACCTTCAGGTATACAACTTATATTGCGTTCATTATTAATGTATGGGTTTTCTAAGGTATCACATACATATTCTTTATTCAGATACAATCTACCTATTATAGAATTATCTGTAAATATTTCTCTCTCAAGAACAAGATTAACCTTGCCCTCTACTTTTTTTCTTGAAACCAACTTGACCTTTGGAAGCATTTTTAGAATGTACTCCTTTACGTTTAGTAGGAGTTTTTTTAATAATTGTATAAGATTTAATTTTTTTTGGCATTCTTCTTTTTTTGATTATACCATTTATCTATAGTATATGCAATAGAAACTATTAGCAGTATAATCTTTAGTGCTAGTTCTAAATTAGAAAATGTTGTTACACTTAGGACTGTTCCGTTTACTGCTGCTACTTCTAGAGTGTCCTGTACTGTTTTTTGTATTGGCATTTGTCAAATATGTTTTTAATTTAATCTTATTTACTTCTTTTACTTTATATCTTTTCTTCATTATGTAAGATCAGGTGTTAAAAAATCTCTTAAAGTAATCTTGTTACCTTGTCCTTGTGGTCTTTCTAAATTCATTCCTGCATAGTATGCGTTGCTATCAGGAGATACATCTGCACCTGAGTTTGTATTGTACTCAGGAAAAAAGCTAATGTTATTTTTTATATAAGAAATCATACGTTCCATATAATACTCCCCTGTATTTAAAACTTCACTTCTTAAATGTTGTGCTTCTTCTGTAGTTAAAGCTACTCCATTTTCTGATGACTTAGAATATATGTTACCATTCTCTATCTTAAAACGTAAAAAAGGTATTGCGTGATATAACGCAAAGTTAGGTAGCATATCTCCTATATAAGTATTTAATAGTGTTTTGTAGTTTGCATTAGCAGGATCATTTATAGTGCCTGCTATTATTAAATCTTTTAACTTTTGGTTAAGGTCTGTACCTAACTTAGTTTCTACATAAAGTTTTTGTGCTTGTTTTACAAAAGGTAATAAAAAATCTACATCTACATTCATATTGATTGCCGTAGAATCTTTTAATTTATCTTCTGATATGAATAGTACGTATGCCATATTATCTCTTTTTTACAAATCCGTTATTTTTCATTCTCTTAGGTGCTATTGCTACTCTCTTGTCATTTTTCTTAGCAGTAAACCCTTCTGACCTAGCTTTTGTATATCCTACTAAATCTGCATCTTTAATCTTTGTACTTACAGATATACCTAGTTCTGTTCTGTATATTTGTCTTAACCAAAAATGATGACAATTACCACCACCTTTATATAAGAATATATCGTAAGTATCTGCACCACCTTTACCCCAACCTGCATTTACTCTTTTAGTAGACATTCTTTCTATATCTTCTTTTCTATATAGTTTTTTAGCAGCCATCATCTTTTCACAAAAATCTCTTTTCTTACCTGACTTTCTAGTTAAGAAGTTATCTTGTGCATATACATAACGTACTCTATAGTAGTCGTATGTTTTTTTAGATATACCATCTTGCTCAGATTTACTATCAGGTCTTGCAACTCCTGTAGTAGCTAATTCTACTTTCTCACTAGCTATCTGATTTAGTTCTGCTTCAAAGTCAAAATCTGCGTGTTCTCCATCTACTACTTCTTCATCTATTAGTTCCCAACCTTCAGGTATATCCTCTACAGTTTCTAAGAAAGCATCTAACTCAGTTTTCTCATAACAACTTTTGTCGCATTTGTCTATGTTCTTTCCACAATCACAATCTTTTAAGTTAATTAATTGATCGTGGTCTGCACACGGCATAAAGTATTCTTTACCATCTTGTGTATGTATATGATGTCCACTACAACCTAATCTTTCAGCTTCTGCTTCAGCTTCTTCTATACTATCAAATAAAGGTAACTCTTTACCATCAGAAACTATTGAACCTACTTTTTCTAAGTTATAGTTATCTTCATCTTCTGCCGTTAGTTCTTCATCAGTTAAAGGTTTTAGACCTAGTTCTTTTCTAATCTCATCTTCTGTCATAACCGACTTCATATCTTCTATAGTAAATTTAGATGTGATAGGTTTAGCTTGTACAAATGAGAAAGGTATATTAATACCATTAACTGCAAATATTTTAGATAATGTTTTTATGATATGTTTTTGGAAAGGTACTACTACAGAATTTAA